TGTGCATTGGCAGGACGATCCACTAAGGACAATTCATCCAGTTCAAGCTGTTTGAGTAGGTTAGGCACTATAGTCCTCCTTGATTGCACGACCCCCAATAGAGAAGGCCGCAAGTTCACCAGACTTGACCTTAGACCAGACATCATCGTCATACACTTTAAAAGCGACGATCCAGCCTTCACGGTCACTCTGGATGCCAAGGGATTCACCGATCTCTTTAGTGATAGGCATGGAGTGTATTACTGCTCCAATTTGATCACCCTTGTGCATCTCTTTACCGACACGGACATGTTCCATAAACTTACTTACGGCTTTAACAAGCGTGTCAGGTTCGATAACATCGCCTTGGCGGTCAACTACTGGTTCACCCTTTTCGGTTACTACAGAGGCCCAGCCATAGACCATGCGTTGTTCATCATCAGCCTTTAGGATTTGGCCTTCAATATTCTTTGTCATACTTCCCACAGTACTACTACTCCACATTCTACAAGACCAGTAACGAGCAGAAGTCTTGTCTGTTGCTGTATCGCAAGAATGACGACTACGGAAGTTGGCTCGTGCCTTTGGGTCATCCCTACGAATTTCCATGTTAGGGTCACCAAAGGTAACCTTAACTGTACGATCTCCGTCTTTTACGTAGACACCAAACTTCTTGCTTGATCCAGCAGGTAAACGGAAAGGTTTATTTAGTGGTTTATCAGCTTTATCTACTACATAAGCATCTTCGTTGATGTACTCACGCTTCTTAGTGCTGCTTGGGTGACCAGATGGAAGAAGGTCTTTATCGTGGTTAGCAGACTTAGAACCACTAACAATGCGTAAGAAGCTATTAACCCGTGCCATAGCCCACTGTTCAGGGGAGCTAACATTAGGGCGTACAGAACTAGGGTTCGTTCTATAAGCACCAACACCACGGTTGTATACTTGTTGCAACATGCGTGTCGTAACTTTGTGCTTAGACTTTGCATTATGCTCTTTAACCTTTGCCGCTAAACCTTTAGGCATGTTCGTATCCATCCTGTACTAAAATCATATCGAACGCAGCAGTTACTCGTGCATTGTTACTACGGACTGTTGCTCTTACGTCAATGTCAGACTTCTCTGGCAATCTGATAGGTACAGCGAACTTATGAGAATAAGGACCACCTTTACCTGCTACCTCGAAAGAGTGACCAATGCGGAATGCAGATTGACCGTCGTAGCGTACAAACATGTTACCTGTAGCATCAGCACCATCTTGAACCGAGCAAACTCCACAGATTAAGTAAGCTGTATGATTAGCAGGTACAGTGTAGATAGCCATTAATGTTTGACCTTTACCTGCGGTAATCTGTAGAACTGTAGTTCCACCCTTTTGTACTGTGATGTTACCTACGTTATCCTCACCAGTGGAAATATAAGCTCTATATAGACGCTTCCAAGTATTAGTGGTAGTTACTGCGCCAGAGGATGAAACGACAACCTCTTCTGTCTGATCTTCGTAGTTTGCATCAAGCCCTACAAGAGTAACTGTCTTTCCATTATCACTTGCATTGACAGTAGGTATACTTACAGTACCAGCAGTATCCCAAGATGACCAAGGGTATGTTGTGTCGTTTACATCCCAGACAGTACCAGTGGTGTTTTGTGACATAGCTGGTACAGCACCAAACTTGTGTACACCTGAGTGACCATTGACTTCACCTTGTGCAATCGACAAGACACTGTCTTTAAACAGTTGCTTTTCCCAAGACATTAATTAAGCTCCGCACGAATAGAGATTGACAGATTAGAATTGTTAGGAAAAGTCTCAATAGTGCCATCACTATAGGTAACCTCAAACTCTGCGTAGTAACTGCCAGCAGTGTCTGTGTCGTTAGAAGCCCAGTTGTACTGAACTATACCACCTTCTGCATCAATAATGTTAGACAAAGCATCTACTTTAACAGCAGTTCCACCCACGGCTTTCATATGAAACCTTACTGTTGCATCAGTTAAGTCAATAACAGTACCACTACCATCTCTTAATGTTGCCCTAAGTGAGGGTGCTGTATCATTCTGTTTAATAGAAAAAGCCATTATGCTGCCTTATTAAAGTTGCTGCTTAAGAAGACACTATTACCACTGTCTCCAAGAGTTACATCATTACCTTGCTCTATAGTTACACTGTTTTCACTACCACCAGATATTGTAACACTGTTATTCTTGTTTATAACTACGGTTGTAACGTTATCGACAAACTCAAAACGTCTATCTAAGAATACAGCTAAGAACTCAGCTTCTTGACCTGTTAGGAATACTTCACCTGCATTTGCTGTAAGAACCCTGTGTACCTTAAGGTTTACATCTTGGCCTGTAGTAGTATAACTATCTCCATCTACCTCTTCAGAGATACCCTTAAGAGCATCCTGACCAGTTACGACGAAAGAGCCTGTCTCTAGTTGTAAGTTGAGGTCTGCAGTAAGACCTACGTCTTGACCAGTTACTGTAGCAGAACCTTGAGGCGCAGCAAAAGTTACATCAATCGTAACTTCTTCAGTGGTAAGAACAAACGAACCTTGTTCTGCCACCATTGTGGCACTACCGCCAAGCCTTAGATCTACTTCCTGTCCTGTAAGCTCTAGGTTACCTTGGTCTGCAGAGAGATTAACAGAGTTGATTAGGCTTGTGTCTTGACCTGTGACATTAAAGCCACCATCATCAGCAATAAAGTTATCTCGTAGAGTTAAGGAAGCATCAACACCAGTTAATTGGAAGTTTCCTTGGTCACCCGCTACCGTTACTGCCTTAGTTAAACCAGCGTCTTGGCCTGTTATAGTGTAACTACCTGAATCACAGACTAGAGACTTACCTCTAGTAAGATTTACATCTTGACCTGTAACAGCAAAAGTAGCAGCATCTAGTGTTACTCTCAGTACCTTCTCAAAGGCTGTATCTTGACCAGTTAAACTAAAGCTACCTGCGTCTACAGAGAGTTGTTCACCCGATTTAAGTACAGCTTCTTGACCAGTTAGACTGAAGCTACCACTGTCAGCTGTAACATTAAAGTCTACTTTAGGTGTAGCTTCCTGACCAGTTAGACTGAAGGATGCTTGATCAGCAACAATGCTTACAGCTTTAACAGAGCCAGCATCTTGGCCTGTAAGTGCAAAGCTACCACTGGCTGCAACTATAGAGTATGCAACACCAATGGCCCCATCATCCGCTAGGGAAGCAGCAGCTAATGGGGAAAAGCCAAGCATCGGTTACTCCTTACGTTGAATACTGGTAAATGGTATCGTTTGATTGGCCTATAACATACATTTTCGACCCGTCGTTTTTAAACGCAATACCTGTAGCCCCAGAGTCTTGAGTAACTACTGAAAAACTTGTACTACTATAACTTGCAGTAGATAAATCCCACGCTGTTGACAGTGTATATTCATAAACTGCATCTGTAGACTGATTTGATCCTAAGATGTATGCCTTAGTGCCGTCTGGATTAAAATAAACAGATTGAGGTTGTCCATCTTCAGATGAAACACTAAAACTAACATTGTCATTTGATGCCGTACTAATATCCCACGGAGTAGATAAACTGTATTGATCTACAGAATCATTACTATTACCAATGATATAAAAGTAAGTACCGTCAGGTCTAAAGTAAATCCCACGAGAAAAAAACTGAGTGTCAATAGAGGCAGAAACACTATCATAAGTTGCTGTTGATACATCCCATGCTGTTGATAAGGTATATTGATAAACAGTGTGATTAAAACCTACAACGTATAATTTAGAACCATCATCTTTAAAGAATACACCTTGAGGATTGCTTTCTTGAGAAGCAAAGCTAAAAGACTTAGAAGCATATGATGCGCTTGATATGTCCCATGCTGTTGATAAAGTATATTGATAAACAGAATCAGAATCTTGACCCACAGCGTACATAGCCGTGCCATCGGGCTTAAAGAATACACCAGTAGGTGTTATTTCTTGTGTTGCCACACTAAAGCTAACACTATCATAACTCGCATTAGCTAAGTCAGGGTCAGTCCAAGTTGGTGCTACTGTTGAATACTGGAAGATGCTATCATTAGAGCCGTCACACACATACATCTTTGAACCGTCATCTTTAAAAGTAATGAAAAGAGGCAAGCCACTTTGAGAAGATATACTAAAGTTAGTAGATGCGTAACTAAGTGTTGATATATCCCAAGCGGTACTTAGATTATATTCATCAATATCATCATGACCATAATCAACAATCCACGCCTTGTCCCCATTAGGAGATATAAATATGTCTGATATGTTGAAAGTAGCGCTATTTTTTGCACCAAACTGATTGTAAGAAACTGTACTTAAATCCCACGCAGTAGATAAATTATATTCATAAATTCCAGTGTTGTAATTTGTTACATACATTTTTGTGCCATCAGACTTAAACGTAAGCCCATAAGGTTGAGTAGCCTGAGATGTTACACTAAATGTTGTGTCGTATGTAAGAGTAGAAATATCCCAAGCTGTGCCAAAATCATAACTATCAATGCTATCGTTTGGATTGTCTACAACAAATAACTTTGTTCCATCTGGATTAATAAACATTCCCCACGGATTTAAAGTGTTTGTCGCAATAGATAATGTTTGGTTTACTGTTGCTGATGAAACATCCCAAGCTGTTGATAAATTATATTCGTTTATTTCATCATTTAAACCAACAAGATACATTTTTGTGCCATCAGGCTTGAACTGAAAACCTCTCGGTAAAGTTTCCTCACCTGTTACCGATAAGCTAACACTATCATAAGATGCATTAGCTAAGTCAGGGTCAGTCCAGCTAGACCCAGCTTCCCATATCTTGGTGCTGCCAACATAAACAGCAGTCACAGTTGTGCCGCCAACAGTTACGTTGCTAAATGCCGTGCCGCCAAGATATAAAGTCTGAACCATTGCTTATCCAGTTACAAAGTAAATCGTGTTGCTGTCAGGTGATGCTGGCAGTGATGCGACCACAGCAATCTTATACCCGCCAATGGCAACATACCCACTTGTTGCGGATATGTCGTTAGTCTGATGGTTGATCGTTAAAGACATAATAACCTCCGTTAAACGGCAGTCGATCCCGCCATGTCAGCCTGATCCATTACCCAAGCATAGCACTTATCCAAGAATGTCGCACCAGTCTTTGCTTCGATGTCAGTCAGGTTTGCGTTGTAACGCTTAAAGTCCACCTCTCTGGTGTCGTCAGTCGGTGAGCTTGTTGCATAAGCTGACAAGTCAATCATTACTGAGAACTTAGGGTCAGTGCCACGCTGACGGCTGACTTCCGCTGTGACAATGCGATAGTATGCGTTGTTAAATGCGATGCCGTACTGAGAGGCACCTTCTGCGATGTTGTTCTGAATAGCCATGTTAATCTCCTTTAGGCGTAAATTACTTCAGATGTGTGGATCGTAGCGACCCAGCGAATGTTTGTAGAGGCTGCACCAGTTACTGTAATTGCCAAGCCACCGTTTGTTGTGTCAGCACTTAGAGCCATGCCCCACGACGGTGTGTTGTCTAGGACAGTTGTTGCGCTGTTGACTAGCACTGTTGTACCAGCAGAACCTTCTCTGCGGATCAAGCCTTCTACCTTCCATGCTGCGCAGTCAGTACCGTCTGTTGCGCTTTCTCGTGCTACGATAGTGCCGTGGAAGGCGTAGGCAGAGTTGTCGGGTAGGATGATTTGGTTGTCTGTAGAGGCCGACGACCCAGCTGAAATCATAGCAGTCGCTGTTGCGTCAGTAGTTGCCGCTTTCAAAATCAAACGACCGTACTGGCTTCCTTCAGGGAAAACACCGTGTGCGTATTTATGATCTTCTAATGCCCTGCCACGATTACCTAAAGCTATAGAATATGCACCATATGCATGACTGTCATAACCAGATGCTATAGCATAACCATTAGCAAAAGTTCCAGCCGTATTGTTTTGACCACCTATAGCTACAGAATCTGGGCCATCCGCAATATTAGAAGACCCACCAATAGCGACAGCCCTACCTTCTGAAGCCTTAGCCCGATACCCAATCGCAATACTATTAGCACCAATAGCACCATAGCTTGATGAATTAGTTGATATAGCTGCTGCTAGAGAGTGGATTCCAGAAGCACGGCTGTCACCTAATGCTACAGCTTGTGTGCCTGTTGTATCTACCCAAGCACTTTGACCTAAAGCTGCTGAACCACTTCCCCTAGCACTAGTACCAGTACCAATAGCTACTGAGTTATCGCCGCTTGCTCCATACACTTGGCTGTTTCCCCCTCCCGCAGAAAAACTATAGCTAGCTGAAGCTATAGAGTAGGCCATTGCTACAGACGCACCGCCAGTAGATTGTGCATCCACACCTAAAGCTATTGCGTTAAAACCACTAGCAGTTGCAGGGCCACCAAACCCAGTTCCAATAGCCACAGCATTGTCGCCAGTCGCAGAAGGTGCTGTAGACGTACCATCGTAGTTCTCAGCAAACAGATCAGGTGAACCACCTCCACCGCCACCAATAGCTGTACCGTCTAAGAGTAGGTCAGTGCCATCACTAGAGAGTGTTACATCAGAACCGCTACCAGTATGTTTTAAATTAATAGCACCCATTATGCGTATGTAACCTCCGATGTATGTACGGTAGCAACCCACCTAATGTTAGTAGATGCCGCACCTGTTACTGTAACAGCTAATCCACCGTTTGTCGTGTCTGCACTTAATGCAATAGACCAGCCTGTCGGCGCTGAGAACTCGTCAATAGTTGAGCTAACAAGTGTTGTTGTGCCAGCGTTGGCTTCACGGCGTATGCATCCCTTAAACTCCCATGCACCCATGTCTGTACCGTCTGTGGCACTCTCACGAGCTACACAGGTTCCGCTGAAGAAGTAGGCTGAGTTGTTGGGGAGGATGACTTGGTTTTCGCCATCGGCTGTATAAGAATTTAAATAATCAGGCCCAGTAATTAAAGGTGTTGCTGTAGCATCAGTAGTTGCAACCCGTAAAACAAAAATGCCGTGTTGACCATCTCCACTGGAACTAAACGCAGCGCCAGATACAGCGACCTTACCAATCTTATCGGACAGAGAGCCTTGCCCAATAGCTATAGAATTATAAAAAGTAGCTTGTGCACCGTTAAATGTATAACCGTTCCCTAATGCTATAGCACCTTGAGCGGTAGCGTCTGAAAGCAATCCTATTGCAACTGAATTAGACCCAGATGCTACAGACCTACCCAGAGCAATCGAACTTGCGCCTGAAGCTACGTTTCTGTCGCCAATAGCTACTGCATCAGCATTAGTCGCCTTCGACTGATACCCAATCGCAATACTATTAGCACCAGTAGCACCATAGCTAGAGGTGTTGTTAGCTATAGCTGCTGCGAAGGAGTCGGTGCCACCTGCACGAGAATTACCAAGAGCAATTGCTCTAGAACCAGCAGCTTGCGCATTGTAACCAAAAGCAGATGCATTTGTTGCAGTAGCGTCTGTATTGTAACCAATAGCAAAACTATCTGCTGAAGATGCAAGACTGTTCTCACCAATTGCAACACTGTCTTGACCTTGCGCACGAGCAGCTTCACCCATAGCAATTGATCTATTTCCAACAGCACCATAGGCAGTATTACCGCCCCCATTGATTGCACAGAAAGCACCATCACCAGCGGCACTGCCAACGCCAATAGCTACAGCACCAGAACCGCCAGCATTAGACCCGCTACCGATTGCAACACCGTTCGTACCGCCAGCAAGAGGTGTCGTCGGACTAGATGGGTTTTCTACGAATAACTCTAAAGAAGAACCACCACCAGCATCTGCAAACGTAACAGCACCAGAACCGTCAGTTGTTAGTACCTGACCGTTAGTGCCGTCTGAGGTTGGTAGGGTGTAAGCACCGTTTACATTGACTGTACCCGTGGTTTGAATGCCAGATGACGTGGTTTCTAGCTTTTCAGAGCCGTCATAATATAGACCAACTTTACTGTCTTGAATACCTATTAGGGCATTTTCAGTACCACTTGTAGTGAACTGCATACCCCCCGCTGAACGTATTCTTAAATACTGCCCAGCAGATGTATTTTCAATAATACTTGAAGTACCATTGTGGTAAATCTCTAGATCATTACCCGTACCAAAACGAGCTTTTACGTTGTCATTAAAGTCAACGCCTGTGTCACCACCTACAGTAGTATCCTCAAAAGAATAACCTAAGCTAGTCCAAGCTGTAGAGCCGTCACCAATCTTTAGCTTGCCTGTGTCTGTCTCGTAGCCTTGCTCACCTTGTGACAGTGTAGGGTTAGCACTTGTCCAATTGGCAGCAGTATCTCTGCGTATTTGTATCTTATTCGCCATTAGGCAGAACCCCCATCAAGAGCTTGTAGACTTGCATCATAAACAGACGAAGCATTACCACCATCTACATCGTATATATTAATGTCTCTTGCAGTAGCTGTAACAAATACAGTTGCAGAACCTGACAAGCTAATAGCTGAACCTGAGTTAGAGCTTTCAGATACTGTCCTACTCAAGGTAGTACCTGTGGCTGTATATACACCAGAGCCAATCTCAAAGGCTGTGCCATCTTCAATAGTATATCTTACTGTGTCACCATCAGTCACTCCTGCATCAGCAAAGCTCTGGTAGCCACTTTCGGCACTACCCAAAGTTATTGTCCCTGTACCTGTCGTACTGGTGGACATCTTTGCCCGATTTACAAGAGTGACCATTGGCGATGAACCTCAGATTATGTGATTTGTAGAACACCGTTAGCTTCTGAGAAGTCAACAGTGAAGCTGTCACCGTCATTCAGCGTTAGAGATGAACCATAGTCATAATAACCGATAAGTGGGTCTGCTGGTGTAGTTACTGTGTCGTTATAGATATACACATAACGGAATGGTGATACAGAGCCACCAGAAGCTGTAAGTGTAATGTCAGCAAGAACTAGCTTGTATACACCAGATGTCTGTGTTGATGACGTTGTAGTAACGTTACGTGAAGACAAGTTAGTGTAAGCAATCTGTGTTACGTTAGCCAACACACCGTTACCGTCTGTGGTGGGGTTAGTTGACTCAGATGATGGTGCTGTGTTAGACAAAGCAACAACAATCTGGTCTGATTCCAAGTCCATGTTATGGACAGCGTTAACAACGAAGTCATTAACTTTGTTAAAAGTAGCCATGTTAGTTTTCTTCCTCTAGAGGTTGTTGTTTACCCTCGTCAGGGTTGTAGTTTAACTCAGCAATATCCATAAGGTCTTGTATAACTTCAGGGTGATCACTGACGTTGATGTCTGCACCATTCAAGTTACGTAGGAAGGCTGCAATCTCACGAAGATCATGTGGAGCAACGTCCCCTGCAACAATAGTTGGCATCAGGTCATAGTTTAGACCGTTTAACTCCCACAACCTCTCTACAAGCTGCTTGTTAAGGACATCGACAATAGCTTGAATGTAACTCTCTAAGGCACGTAGGAATAGATCAGTCTTTGACTTTGATAAGGCATATGATCCTGTAGTTCCACCACCAAGCATAAGAAACTCTGAAAGTACACTACGAGCAATGTCGTGCTGGTAACGCTTAACAATAGGATCAATCTCAATGTTACGCTTACCATTAGATGCCATCAGTTCGACATCTACTAATCTATTGTTGGTAGGACTTCCGTTACTATCGGGGTAGGTATCTGAGGGCAGGATGATGTATCCTTGCTCATTGAACTTAACATCTCTAAGGATTTGTTGAAGGTTGGCGAGGAATCCAGACTGAGCAGAAGTAGCATCAGAACTAAGATACTCAGCAGGGATACGAGCCACAGGAATACCAGCCAACTCACGCTCCACAGCAATAGCTTCAATGCTCTGTAGATTGTTAAGGTATTCATACGAGGTATACGCATTCCGTAGTATAGACCGCCCTGCTGGATCATTGTTGATAGATGTAGTACGATAGTATAGAGACTTACGTGTAGGGATGTAGTTCGTGTTACCGAAACCTGTGCCATCCTGATGTACACCTAAGACATCACCAGTCTTTACATCTACATCGAACTTGTTGATCGTCCAAGGCGCACGAGAGGCGATCTTACGGACACCAATGCGACCATCAGTGTATTTAGACCTAGCCCTAGCTGAACGCTTGTTTGGTCCCTCACGCCGCTTGTATACGACCTCAAACCATGAGAACCCATATGTCAGGGCAGCTAGTGCCTCACTGATGTGATCATCTAGGGTGTGATCCATGTCATCAAAGATACTCTCTACAAACTCAGCCTCACGCTTTGCAGCAGGGGTGTCATTCGCAGGTTTTACCTTGATGTCAACATCACGTAGTACTTGCTCTGTAGCATACATAACAGCACCAATAGTACTGTCGTTGTCACGCATCTCACGGAACTTACGGATAGCTCTTTTGCCACGTAACTCTGGTAGAAACTCGTCAGCACGGATTTGACCGTTATGTGTATTGTCACCCGCAACACCTAATATCTGGGTTGCTTCGGTCTCCGAGAGTTTCTTGACCATTTTACATTAAACCTTTAGCAGAACTGTATGCCAATTTTAGTTGCGGTTTGGCGTATCCGTTAAGTGAGAGGTCCGTTATTGCCCAAACTAAAGCATCAAGACGGTCTGGTGAGCCTATGGACCCTAGAGGTTCCCACTGTACCATCTGATCTTCTAAATCATTCAACCCACGTACATGCTTAACTTTATCTTGTTCGTATAAAGCAGAGACAGGTTCAGCTCTCGCCATCTTGCCCCTTGATGCATGAACCAACTTAACTGGTAGGTTCTCATCTTCCGTGTGTAGTGTGTGGCGAACCATATCACCACCTTGGTTTCTTTCCGCTACAACCCTATCAGCTAAATGCTCATGGTAGAGTTCTACTGCCTTAGCTGCCCATTGTTGCGGTGTATATCTTCCTGTGTGGTCTTCTAGGACGTAGGCTATGCCATTTACATCTATACCAGCAACCACAATACCAGTCATGTCTGATTCTGAGTTAGACGTAATAGCAGGGTCAATAGACACGACAATACGACTAAGATTAGGAACTTCGTCTTTTTCAATCTCGCATTTAGCTAAGAGAGTTCTGTTCCATAAAGCACCCGATGCTTCGTCAAGTATTTCGGCATATAGCTCTTGGCGACCAAGACGGGTGCCTTCATAGGTTTTCCTGACTGCATCGAGAAAAGTGTCAGCAAGATTAGCAGCGTTGTCGTAAGTACTACCCTTACTGACTGTCGTCTTCTCATCGTCTAGGATTGTCCGTATCAACTTAGTTGTCTTGGGAGTGGTCGTAACAAACACTTTAGGGTGTTTACCTAGACGTAGACCAAACATCATCATGTCCCAAGTGTCTTGTGCATTACGCCAAGCACAAAGCTCGTCACACCATGCACTGTACGCTTGTGGACCCCTTAGTCGTTCTGGGTCTTCGGCTGAGAAGAAGACTGCTTTTGCACCATTCTCCCATGTGAGACTATTGTTCGTGGGGGACCATACAGGGAAACCAATGTGTTTACCACGGTAA